GCCGATCTGTGGAAGGACATTGAGAGTAGTAAGATAACAGGCATAAGCGCTGGCTACAGAGTATGGAAGTATGAGCGCGTACCTGATAAAGATCCTAAAAAACCTCCGGTATACCGTGCAGTGGATTGGGAACTTTTTGAAATATCCATGGTGCCTGTACCTGCTGACTATATGAGCAGTGTAAGGAGCGAGGATGAGCAAAATGGCAATGAAATTGAAATTATTAATTATAAACAAAACCGGTCTGTTATGGAACCAGAAGAAATATTAGAAAAGCAGCGGCAAGCGGCTGAAGCTGAACGCAAGCGCGGCAAGGAAATACGCACTGCTGTCCGTTCTGCAAACTTACCTGAAATCTTCGCTGATGAACTCATCGAACGTAGCGAAGGTGGTAAGCCTTTGACTATGGAAGCTGTAAGGGCGGCTATTACTGAAAAGCAAGCTGCTCCTGCGCCTTTATCTGCTGAAGATATAACGCGTGCTCTTGAAAATGAGCATAAGCGTAGTGGTGAAATACGTACTGCTGCCCGTGCTGCCGGTCTTCCTGACGAGTTTACCGATGAATTGATAGCCCGAAAGGTTGGAAAGGATTTTATTTCAGTTGATGCCGCTAAGGCCGCAATTCTCGATAAGATGGCAGAAATGGACGTAAATATTGCCGCGCGTGGAGCTGGCGGCGGCGCGAATGCTAAAGGTGACGAGCGTACTGCTATCATCAATGCGATGAGCGAGGGTATGATGCAACGTGCACAGCCCGGTAGCGTGCAAAAGCTATATTCACTTGACGAGACTACCAAGACAAGAGCAATGGATGTGCGTGCACACGACTATAAGTATATGTCATTTATAGATATTGCACGTAGCGTACTTACTTTGAATGGGGTGCCCGGTGTGCAATCAATGAGTTCATCTGAGGTGGCAAAACGTGCTCTTGATACAACCGACCTTCCGGATCTGTTCACTACTACAGTGAAACGTTTCCTGCGTTTGAATTATGAGCCTGTTGTTCCTGAATGGATGCAGTACAGCCGCCAGGTGCCTGCTGATGACTTCCGTGTAAAGACCGGTGTTAAGTTTGACCAGGCTGTAACATTTGAAGAGCTTGACGAAGAGGGCGAATACAAGGAAAGCAATATGATGAGCGATGAGAAAGCCACCATACAGCTTCAGACATTCGCGCGTTCATTCGGTATCAGCCGTAAGGTTATCATCAATGACGATCTCGGTATACTTACCAATATACCGCGTAACATAGGTATAGGTGCAAGGCAGTTCCAGAGCCGCAAGTTCTGGAATATGATCATCAACGGTACAACTACCACGCTATGCCCTGACGGCCAGCCGCTGTTCTGTGCTGCGCATAACAACTATGCATCGGGTAAGAACGCCAGCACAATCACTGATCCTTCTTTGAGCGCCGGACGTACTGCAATGCGCAGGCAGAAATCACCACAGGGTAATGAGCTGCTGGTAGTTCCTAAGTTCCTGTTAGTACCACCGGAATTGCAGACAACCGCTGAAAAGTTCTTACGCCTGATCTATCCTACCACTACTCAGAATGTGAATTTATGGAGTGGGCTGGTGCCAGATACTAACGTTTACTTCACGAATGCGCAACAGTGGTATATGGTTGCTGATCCAGGAGAAACAACAGTAGATGGTATGGTGCACAGCTACCTTACCGGACAGGAAGGGCTTTATACAGAAAGCTACATGGACAAGAAAACCGATAAGCTTATTATAAAAGCACGTCTGGACTTCGCCTGTGCTGCATGGGGTTATTCAGGATGGTATATGAATGCCGGAGCAGCCGCTGTAGGTGTATAGTATCTTATTTAAATAATAAAGTCTCAGCCGGTAGCCGTTTGGCACCGGCTTTGGCGGTAAAAATCGTTAATTATTAAAACTGATATTATGAAAAAGTTTTTGTTACTGGCCGTTTCAGGTTTATTGTTTCTTACTACGGATGCATTTGCACAGGCTCAGCTTAGCTATGGCGCTCCGCCTCCTGTTCCGGATAGTGGTGATTTTGTGAACAATTATGGACCGCTGCACACAACAGGTGTTTATACTGTGACTAATACCGGTGCAGATACTGCGCATGCATTTATTGCTCCGGGTATCAATAACTATATGTTTCAGAGCCTGACGTTCCAGGCAGACATCACGAAGGTATCCGGGACAGCGGGTGGCACTGTTACGCTTTATGGCAGCACTGATCTTTATGGAAGTGTGTTTTTTGCACCGATAGCTACTTATAGTATTACCACGGCTAGCAGCCAGTGCTGGAATAGTAAGGTGGTTGGTAATCCGTATACGAGTTACTGGGTGGTGATAACGGGAACGGGTACTGAGGTGCTGAATGTTCTGTTTTCGTTGTTAGAGCGATGATTTTAATAGCTCAATGATTGATTTTTCAAACAAATTTTTATAAAAGCTTAAATATTTTTTTATGAGCATGAACAGGATTGCCAACGGACACAGTATAATGATACCGATTCCTGCCGGTGGTTGCCAAAGCGGCGGCTATATGGGCAGCAGCACAGTAGCGCAGCCGGGCCAGGTAATAAACGTTGGTAACGACCTTGTAGGTGTGCCGGAAGGTAGCTATGCTCCGGGAACCGCTGGCAATATGACTTTGTTACTTGACGGTGCATATGGCAATATGCTTTTGAATACCGGTGATACGCCAATCGTGGGTGATAAGCTTTACGTGAATACTACGCCTGTAACCATCAACGATATTACTTATCCTGGTGTGCTGACGACTACTGCCGGTGATAATGTATTCGCCGGCTGGTGTTATAGCTTACCTGTAGTTGGTGCAACTTATACCACTGTAGGGTTGTTGCTGAAGAAAGGATAATTGTTGATTAGCTTATTAGCTGATGTGAAAATTAGCTGATGGCTTTTAAGTTGATCTATGAGTTTTTTTGATGTTTTTGCTAAGGCGGCGGTTGCGATCACGGATACGGTGTATAGTGATGTGGTTAGTTGGGTTAACGGAGAAACTACTTATACAGCAGCGGCAAAGTTTAAAGATACCTGGATTCAGGAAAAAAAGGGTGATGGCAAGCTTGGTGATGTGAAATATGGAGTAGATAACTGGAGCATCGAGTTTTTGGATAGTTCTTTACCAGGTCTGAAAGCGCTGATACAAGGCGGCAATAAGCCAACACTTACGGTTAGTGTAAGAGGTACGCCAACGCAGTATGCAGGAATTGTAGCGAATGCACTGAGTGATGGGCTTTGTACTGAGGTGCGATTGAGGTTGAAAACAGGTTTGTAGAAGGTCTTGAAGATATATTGCGTTATAGAGCAGCGGCCAGCTCGTCGGGCCCATAACCCGAAGGTCACCGGTTCGAATCCGGTTAACGCTACAACTTTTTTAATGGAATGGATTATGATGCACTTGAAGCGGAACTGGTAGGTGTGCTGAATACATACTTCGGTGCGAATAATATTGTGGGTAGTGACCCTGTAGCTCTTTATAGTACGGTATACCAGGCGCGGCAAATGCCGCAAAACCAATCTGCACTATTGCAGAGCTATGATTTTAGCCTTGTGAATGTGCTGTATGCGGATAGTGTGTATGGTGACCCCAAAAGCACGGCGGATATAGTGCAGGATGAGCAAATAAAAATTGTCTGCTTTCTGCAATGTAACGCGATGAGTGGCCCAACAGGTGGTTATAACCTGATTGCGCAGGTAAAGAACGCACTGCTTGGTTACCGGCCGAACAATGCTACTACCAGGATGTGGATCAGTAATTACGGAGACTGGCGAATCGAGGACGGACAGTTGAACCCTTATATAGAATTCAGCTTCCGGACAGTGGCGCAACAGGTGATAGATGACAATGATCCTGTATTGGATGGCACGGGGCTGCTTGCAGGCGTAGACAGCGATTTGTATGTGAATGGGGAGGGCCCATTGGAAACGACAACGATATTGCCGGGTTAATTTAAAAATTTGAAAATGTGCTGATTTGAAAATGATGCACAAATTTTAAAATAATTTTTTAATTCTTTTTTTATGATAAAGTATCAGTGGACACAATTTACGCCAGGGCACGTACAGATACCCGTATATGAGACAGACGGTAAGGTGAAGATGAATGTGCCTGATCCTGCAAAGGTAGCTGCAGCAATTGCCACGAATGAAAAGCATGAGACAATTGTAAGGAAAGGCCTGAAGCAATCTTTAATAGCCCAAAACAAGTTGAAGGGTGTTAAATCTAATGTTGATGTGCAGGTGGCTAATGCAAAGATAGGACCGAAAGTGCGTGTGCCTAAAGCGGCACCGGTGGTAACTGATGTGCTGATGGTAAAGAACGGCGTGTATGATCTGCCGGAGAATAATGCAAACGTGGTGGCCATGGTGAAGCTGGGGTATTTAAAGGTATATACAGCGCCAGTAGCCTAGACCGCATAATTAGCTTCCTTCCGGAGGCTCAGAGCAAAATTTGAATTGTAATTTTTAAAATATTTTTTATGCCATTTTTTCATGGGGTGCAGACAATACCGGTGCCAAGTACCGGAGGAACAATAGAAGTAAACCTAAGCTGTGTTATCGGGCTTATTGGTGTTTCTCCTGTAGGGCCTACACAGGCTGTAACGCTGTGCAATAATGATACTGATGATGTGCAGTTTGGAGCGGCTACGCCAGATAACAACATTGCTAAAACGCTCAATATCATACGCAGTGTAGTAGCGGGTGCCAGCGATAAGGAAAGTGATGGAAGTACGCCGGTGATCGTGATAAATACGTTTAACCCTGATACGAACGTAGGACATTACTTAGTGGGGGCACCGCTTACGGGTACGCCAACTATTGTAGCGCCTGGAGTAAATGGCACTATTGCACTGGCAACTACCTGGATAACAGCAACGCTAGACCTTGTGAAGATATATACCGGCGAGGGATGGGCTACAGAGGTGAATGTTGCTGCCGGTGGTACTTATACTTATGGCGTGGACTATACGATGGATGCCTACGGCAATTTCGTGGACATTACAGGTACTTATGTTGGGGTTGAACTTGGGTTTGTAGGATCTTATTTTGATGCATCCACTGTCACCGGGGCGCAGATCATCGGGGAAGTGAGCGGCAGCACTTATACAGGTAGTAAGTTGCTGAATATAGTGGCCGGCCTTTATGGATTTAAAGTTAAGATCATCGTTGCACCTACCTACGCTACTCTTACAGGCGTAGAAGCAGCGATGGAAATACTGGCCGGACAGTTTCGCGGGGATTGGATAAGCGATGCACCCGGAGGCACTACCAAGAGTGCAGCTCTCGCATTGCGCGGAAGCGGACAGTGGGATACACAAATGCCACAAACGCGGCCGGTATTCCCATGGTTGCAGGCTTATGACAGCTTTGCTAATGCTAATGTGGCTTATCCATATAGCGCTTTCCTAGCGGGTATGTATGTAGCCAACGATAATAATGTAGGCTTCTGGCAGAGTGTGAGTAACCAGCAAATACCCGGTGTAGTGGGAGTTGATATGATTATATCAACTGGCTTTACAGATACTAACAGTGACGCTAATTTATTGAATGGTGCCGGCATCCTTACTTACCTCACCGGTTATGGTTTAGGTTATAATACATGGGGTAACAGGAACGCAAGTTTCCCGGCCAGCTCCAGTGTGATGACATTTGATAATGTGTACCGGACTGATGGGATGGTGAGTGATGCCATGGAGCAGGCCGCATTACCATATGTAGACAAGGGAATTACGGGGGCGCTCATTGATATAATCAGTACGGAGGGTAATAACTTCCTGAAAGACTTGATACAGGAAGGAGCGTTGCTGCCCGGTAGCAGCATAGTATATAACGCGGCTGATAACACAGCGCCTAACCTGGCTGCAGGTATTATCGCATTCCGGAGGATATACATGGTGACTACACCGGCTGAAAATATCATCTTCTATGATGTATTGAATATCAATTTGTTTAACAACCTGTAGTCGATTAGCTGATGTGATGATTAGCTAATGAGCTAATGAAAAATGATTTTTAAATAGTTTTAATATAAAGGTTATGGCTGGTACAACGATTAGTACATTATATAATGCCAATGTGTATCTGGATGGCGAATCTTACGCCGGCCAGGCAGAGGAGTTGACACTTCCTGATCTGAAAGCGAAAATGGTAGACCATAAAGCGTTAAGCATGATCGGGTCGTTTGAATTGCCTACAGGCCTGGACAAGATGATGATGAAGATAAAGTGGAACAGCATTAACGTGGACGTAATGACTGCCGCTGCTAATTTCTACAACTCTTCTGATATCATGGTAAGGGCCAATAGCGATAACTGGCAGAATGGAAGCCGTACAGGTAGTGTACCTGTTATAGCGATCATCCGCGGGCTCAATAAAAACTTACCGGCAATTACTTTGAAGCACCAGGATAGCCCGGATATAGAAACTGAATACTCCTGCACGGCTTATAAGCTGATCATAGACGGCAATGTGGTGTTTGACATTGATTTCTTTGCTCAGGTGTATATAGTGGACGGTGTGGACCTGATGGAAGAGTATAGGACGAACCTGGGAATATAAGTGTGATTAGCTAATGTGATAATTAGCTGATTAGCTGAAGACCGGGAATTTTAACAATGGGTATTAAAAACTACCATAAAAAACAAGTTTATGAAAAACAAAATCATCCTTCTACTCGCCGGTGCACTATTTGCATGCAGTAGCGTGGGTTTCTGTGCGGGACATGCACAGGGTTCTCCCTCGACAAACACAAAACATTCTGTAATTGCAGCGATCCATGAACTGCGCACGGCTGTAGCCTATGATTATTTCGTGACGACTTCTAATGAAGTGCAGAAAGAAGTAATTGTGAATTACAGTAATTCCGTTAATAAAGTGCAGATCAATGCCGCAATTGCAAAAGTAAACACTCCAAAAAGTATTGATAAGCAGGTAAGAAGCCAGCTTAACGGTACATATAATGCGGTGACAAGTGTTAACCCGGAAATTGCTTATGTGGGTGCAATGGAAAAGAAAAACCATAGTAAACCACCTAAAAGTATTTTGCTGGGCTGCAGCTTGATGGGCGCTGTTGTATGCGGTGGCGCGTACCAGCTTAAAAATCCACCTAACCAGGTACAGGCCGCACAGAATGTGGGGGATGAGGATGCATTGGAGAGTTGGATGAAAGAGGTAAGCGGCCTGCCTAATGCCCCTCAATTGGAATGGCAAGGAGCTGACGACACGGCCAATATTAGCCTTAATGCTGATGGTAGTGGGGCTGTTACCAATGTGAAGCAGAATGATGCTTACATAGTGTGGGATGCTACTAACAAAGTATTTGTGGTAACTGATGCCGCAGATTTTACCGGTGATTATGAGCCGGTGCCTGCACCAGCTGCAACTACGGAAGCATAATTTAAACTTTAAGTGATATTATAACAGGCGGCGAAAATTCGCCGCCTGTTTCGGTTAAAAATATTTTTCATTATACAAACAAATAAATTTTATGGAAACGACTGAGCAAATAAAAGAAGTTGAAGAAAAAGAAATTACTTATCCTACTAAGCCTGACGCAGATGGTTTTTACTATGAGGATGAGGGGGAAGCAGCACTGGAAATAGAAACCTGTATGACCGGAGATGATATCAAAAAGAGGATCAAGCTTACACGAGGCCGCACGGCCATCATGCGTGAGCTGACCAAAAAAGAAAGTGACCAGGCCGCACAGATAGCAGGAGCCGGTAAGAAAGTGAACCAAGGCAGGATCATTGCTGCTTATATAGCGTGCAGCACTACTATTACCGATAAGGATGGTAAGAAGCTGACGTTTGTGGCCGAGGATCTTGATGGCTGGAAAACCCGTGATACAAACAGGTTGGAAGCGGCTGCAGCTAAACTAAATTTTTAGGAGGGTCACCGGAGCAGGTTGCTTTCGTGGCCCATTACTACGGGATCAGCCCGTTAGAAGTGAAGGAATGGAAAGGGCGTGATGTGGCGCTATGGTATGAGGAAGGTTTCAAGCTTTGGGAAAAGCTAAGTAAAGTAAGCGGCTGTGCATGGAGATCATAAACCACTGATATAATGTGTAGTAATCATGAAATAGACGTTGTTTGCCCGCTGTGCGGGGAAGAGTATGATGCGCGGCTGGTAGTGCATATCTGTTTAACCGAATAATGCTTTTATGGCTGATAAGAATGTAGGAGTTGCTTTAGTGCTGAGTGCAAAGAACCAGGCGAGCCAGGTATTGGATGAGTTTTTTAATAAAACTGATGCCAAAATGAAAGCTTTGGGAAAAGCGACTGCTAAGATAGGTGAGGGAATGGCCGAGGTGTTTGCCGCTAAGAAAGGGTTTGACATGCTTGAAAAGGCCACTGATGCGTTTGGGGACATGGAGCAGGCCGGTAACTACCTGAAAGCGGCCATGATGGGAAAGAATGGTGTATTAGATGAAGAGCTTTATAACCGGGTATTCGAAAGCAGTAAGAAGCTCAGCGCCAGCTATACCGGAAGCACTGCCAGTTATCTTGACATGGTACGTGTGATGAAGCAAAACCGTATAGATCCCCGTGATGTAATGGGTGGTATAGGTGATGCCAGTGCCAAACTTGCCATTTACTTTGATAACATGCTGCCGGCAGCTACAGCCGAATTTGCCGCTCATATGAAAAACGATATGGGCGTTGCCACAAAGCAAATGTATGATGTAATGGACCTAACGGCCCGCATACATGATGCAGGTGTAGGTAAGACCGGGCAGGAAGCTGTGGACGAAATGAACCAGTTCTTTAGCAAGGTAGGGCTTGGGCTTGCTAACCTGCATACCCAGGGATTAGAGGCCAGTAAGCAGATGGGCGCTTTGGGTACTGTGTTTATGGCTAAAGGTATCAGCGGCCAGAGTGTGGGTACTAACTTCCGGCGTATACTGGATGGTATTGCCAGCGGTGATAAGGTGAAGAAAGCAAATGATGTGGCCGCTCTGTTCCATAAACAACTCGAGTTTTTTGATAAGGGCGGTAAGTTTCTCGGGATCGATAATTTTGTAAACCAGATCGGTAAACTGCAGGGATTAAACCCGGCTGCTGTAGATGCCATCTTAAAGCCGTTCAGTGGTAAGCAGGGATTGAGCACCGATTTTATGACCTTCCTTGCCAATGAAGGCATGAGCGCTTACCCGGAAATGAAACGGAAGATAGAGCAGCAAGCTAGCCTGAATGACAAAGTTGGTGTGATACTACAGGGGCAAAAGATGCAGGCAAGTGTGCTGGAAAGTAACCTAACTAATACTAAAGCAAGCTTTGGAGCAGCTATACAGGCACCGTATAAGAAGATCCTGGAGATATTCAATAAAGTGACTGTGGCGTTAGGGGCGTTCCTTGATGAGCATCCGAAGCTGGCGAAGATAGCAGCCACTTTTATAGCTATTGCAAGTGCAGCATTAGGTCTGATGGGTATTGTGAAGATCTTCCAAGGGATTATTATTGTCGCACGGCTTTTGAATTTGACCTTAGCCATGAATCCTATTTTATTGATAGCTGCCGCCATCATCGGGGCGGCTGTGCTGATCTATACCTATTGGGATGAGATCAAAGGTTTTTTTGTGAATCTGTGGGCATCATTAAAGAATGTCTTTAGCAGTGCGTGGAACTGGTATAAGAACAGCATATTTATTTATTTCAATCCGGTTGCGCTGATCTTTAAGTATTGGAAGCAGGTAAGCAGCTTTTTTAATGGATTGTGGGAATTGATAAAGCTGCCATTCATTGCCGGGTATGCTTTTGTGAAATGGGTACTGCTGAACATGACACCTGTAGGCCTGATCTATAAGTACTGGAAACCTATAACGGGGTTCTTTCACAACTTATGGGAGGGTGTAAAAGAGCCATTCCTTGCCATCTTTAAATGGGTATGGAATTTCGGGAGCAAGTTTGTAGATGCCGGTAAGCATATCATCGACAGCATCATAGACGGGATCATGAATAAGATTGGCAAAGTGGGTGAAACGATGCAGAATGTGGCAAAGAAGATACGTGCCTTTTTGCCGTTCTCACCTGCCAAAGAAGGTGCGCTGAAGGACATACACCGGATAAGGCTGGTAGAGACCATTGCGGAGGGTATAAAGCCTGCCGCGATGATACATGCCTGGGGAAATGCCATTGGCGCTTTGCGAGGAGCTATTCATAATACAACGCCTATACCTGTGGCGGCAGCTGGCGGCGGCGGTGGTGTAAGTATGACGTTTGCACCGGTGATACACCTGAATGGCAGCGCTACGCAGGCAGATGCAACTTTGATCACTAACGCTATGCGCAGCAACTTTAAGAAGATGATGGATGATTACATGAGCCAGCGGAGCCGGGTTTCTTTTTAATTTGAAAATGTGGTGATTTGAAAATTTGAAAATTCGGGCTTATTTGAATCGCAAATGATATTATTATGGCTTTAGATACTTCGATTATTACGGATGTAATGGTAGCTAACCTGGGAGGTACAGCCAGTACTGAGCAGATGACAGCGATAAACAATTTTGCAAATGCGCTGAAAGCTTTTGTGGAGAGCGGGACTATTGTGTATACTTCCGGATTGGTAGCGCCGGGAGGCAGCGGAGGGCCTGTTACTGGTGTTTTTGTTGGTGAAATAGAATAAATATTTATAAATGTTTGCACAGTTAGGCACTATAGTATTTGAGCCGTTGGCGGGTTTTGAAAGTGTGAGTAGCAGCCTGAACGCTGTTATTGCGCAGTACCAGCTTATTGGTGGCACTCCTCTACCACAGCAGACAGGCAGGGAGCTGGCAACAAAGAGCCTGGGGATGAAGCTGCACCAGCGGTTTATCGTGGTGAAAACTGCTATAACGCAATTGAATGCCTATATACAAAACGCCGTACCTGTAGCGTTGGTGTGGGGTAATGGTGACAATGATGGTATGTGGATCATCCAGAGCGTGACGGTTGATCCCCTTGAAATGGATGGGCTCGGTAATGTGTTCTATGCTGCTGTAACCGTGAGCTTACTGGAGGTGCCCAGTGGGCAGCTTTTAGATGCGCTTCAGAATTTTACTTTGAAGAGTGTATTCGGGCTTACACACCAAGCTGTACCGGTAATAGTGAAACCTGTGCCACAACCGCCGAGCCAATGGCAAACATGGGTGGGGTATCTGAACACTGC